CTAGCCATTATTTATCCTTGTTATTGATAATCTTTCCCACCACTCGCCATTGTCATTTGGCACATATTTTATTTTCATGCTTTTCCATTTTTTGCTTTGATCAAAAATAGATTTGATATGTTTTAATGGAGGTAAACGATTTACATTTCCCTTTCTAACGTCATTGACATATTGCAGATAAGCAACCCATTGAGGCACAAATCTAAATCGCAAATGTATCATGCCATGACATCTAGCGCATAGAATATAGATATTTTTTAAGTAATCGTCAAATGTTGGACCATATTCTTCTGCATGTGGCATAGTATTATAGCTCTCTCCACACATACAACAATTGCCTTTCATTTTAAACCATGAGGGCAATTCCTGTTTTTTCTCTAATGTTTTAAGCTTACGATACATTTTTAATCTATGCGCTCCTGTCCATTGTTTATAGTTTTTCATACTAATTTATAAATCCAAGAGCCATTTTTTACAGTTGATTTGACTTTCCAACCATTATTTAGCCACCATTTTGGCTGTGAAGATAATTGATCTATGTAACAAGCGTGATTATCAATGAGATCATCAATTATGTGTTTCATTAATTTACTGCCTAAACCTAAACCCCTATATTTACTCAATATGAATACTCCTCGTATTCTGCCTTTGCCATTTTTTAAAATAGTTCCAGCGCAACCAATTATTTTATTATGATAATATATAGCAAACCATTTAGTAGTTGCAGTATCTTTAAGGTTTACTTTGTCTTTTTTTGCTAAATTTGATAGCTTTATGACTTCACTATGATTTACTTGTTCTATCTTCGTGTGGATACCATGCATTTTTATATTTATATTTAGCAATATTTTTCATTTTAAATACACCATCTTGATATAATAAATCTATTTCATCTTTAGTAGCTCCTATTTCTTGCGCTATTTCCTGTATATCTATTTTATATTTATCAATTAATTGATGTACTATTTCACTCATTTGAACTGCAATATGTGAGCCCTTTGCTCTGTTCATGCGAACAGTAAGTATCATGGCTTGTGGTCTTTGTATGTCAAGCACAGCACATGGAACTTTACCTTTGTATTGTTCTTTAATTTTTTTGCTGTCTTGTGATAAGCGCCACCTGTGAAAACCGTCAATAATTATATAATCTTTTGAAATCAAAATTGGCTGTACCCAACCTGTTTTAAGTATTGACCTTTCAAGAAGTTTTAGCTCTGGAGTAAATACAACGTTTGGGTTGTAATCGTTTCCGTCTAGTTTTTCTGCGTCTATCCATTGTATATTATCTATTGGGTTCATCTTTTGCCTTTCGTAACAGTTGGTAAAATATTTCTTTTAAATGCGCCACCCATAAAAACTTTTAGTAATGATTCTGGAGTATAACCCATTGGTCTGTTTTTTACTGCATGAATAACTGAGTCAAACCTTTGTATTGCTAACTTGTATTGTTCTTCATCATTGGCTAAATTATCGTCAATCCAAGCCCTAACTCCAGCGTAAGTCTGCCCATATCGTTTTTTAATGCTTTCACGATCTAATTCCTTATAGTAACGTTCATGTTTCAACATTTCTGGGAATACTTTTATAATTTTTTGATAAAAGTCTGGCGTTTGCAATTTAATTAAATCAAATCTTTTTGAGCTTTCTGCGTGTAGTGGCGTTGAAACACGCAAACCATTACCTGTCCACATTTGATAATCATATAATTTACAATACTGTATTTGATTATCGTACAAATATTTAAAAATGTCATCTTCTTCCCAATCAAACAATGGTTTACAAAGCATAACGTTTTTTGCTTTTGGGTCGCTTACACCATTTATATAGTTATCGTTTAATTTGTTTACTGACGCCCTAAATCTCATTAATGATTCACTAGCTCGTATACCAGTAACAAAAGCAATTTTGCCTTTGTAAAACTGTGAAGTGAAAGCGTCCATGGTATATTGATCAAAAATGCGTGGGTCATTTTTTGATAATGTGTATGCCCAGCTGGGCTTTTCTCTTACCCACTCTCTGTCATTATCCCATTGAATGTATGAGTGTACTGTTGACAAAATATACTTTGATGATTTTAACGGAACGCAAAACCAAATCATATTTACCCAATCAAGTTGTCTATATTTATCTACAAAATTAATTACTTCATCTGGTATTAGTTCTTCATCACGAAACACAACATCAATTGGTTTAGTAATTCCTCGTTCTTGCGCTACTTCTCTTACTAAATGCAAAGTTACTAATGAATCTTTGCCACCAGAAAACATGACAGCAATTGAATCAAATATGTCGTAAATGTGATGTAATCTTTTTTTGGTTTCGTCATATACATTGGCGTCAATGTATTTTTTAACTTTTACCATAATCCAATCGTTCTAAAAAATTTGTAAGTCTTTCGCCTATTGTTTCTTGTTCTGGGTGTTTTTCTTTCAATGCTTTTAAAAATTTAAACCAAATTTCTTGTTGATCTGTGTTGTCAAAAATAATGTTGTATTGCACAATAAAATTATCAATTCTATCTGCCACAGTTTCTTTATTGTAAGAATCTGGCAAAATTTCTTTTGAGTGTGTAATTAAATCTTCTAAAGCACTCTCTTCAAAACCCAAATTATTAAGGTCGTAATTAATATCCAATAAGTCAGTGAATTCTTTTTGTAATAAGCCATAATCCCACTCGCTATATTCGTTTGTTTTGTTATCAGCTATTCTATATGCCTTTGCTTTCGTTGGAGAAAGATCAGCAACAATAACTGGCACTTGTTCTAATTCTAAAATTTTACTTGCTTCATATCTGCTGTGACCAACAATTATTACTCCGTGTTTATCAATTACAATTGGTTGATTAAAACCAAATTCTCTTATGCTATTTGCAACCCTGTCATAATTAATTTTTTTTCTTGGATTTTGTTGATACGGTTTTATTTCTTCAAGTTTTTTATATTCAATGTATTGTTTCATTATCACAAGGAGGACTTAAGTCCAATATAGTACCAGCTTTTATCACAGATTCAACATATTGGAAAGCGTCAGTTTTGCTGTCAAAATTATCAAAAACTACCATAGCTCTCCATTTTCCGTCTTCAAGCTCATAGTAAACAACATGTCCACTTATTTTAGGTTCCAACACCATAGTCTTTCATTTCTTGCTCCGTAATAAGTCCTTTTTGTAACATTTCCCTAACCATACTATCATCAATAAAAGTTGTATGTACTTTTTTCTTTACAAAGTTCACATAATTTTCTGCTTTTTTCTGTGGAGGTAAACCAAAATTTGTGTCTGTACTGCCTGTACTCATTGGTTTGTCCAAGTATCCTTTAGCGTTTAACCATGTGCTTGGGTGTTGTGCGTACTCTTTTTTTTCTGCACAATGTTTATTATAAAGCTCTGCAATTTTTGGTATTGCTTCCTCTAAATTTTGAAAGTCCTCTAATAAACCTCCTTTGTTAAAAGTTTTTTCTGCTTGTCCTTTGCCAATTTTATTATCAATTAAATTCCAAAACGTAATAAATAAATTATTAGGTATAGGTTTATGTTTAGGTCTAGGTGTTGATGTTTTGTTTGCGTTTTGCTGTCGCCTTTGCTGACCAATAATACCAGCGTTACGTCTTTTGTCTACGAGATCAGTTGTATATTCCCACTCTTTTTTTAATCGTGCATTATACCATTTGTTGTTTGTAAAATCTTCTTTATCTATTTCTAAATAAAAAAATTCATTAATAATTTTACTTACTAATTCTTGTTCTCGTTTACTAAACGCACTGCAAATTCTATCATGTACTCTTGCGTCATCAATTATTCCACCACCATTTTTTGTCCATGCAAAACATAATAGTTTAATATAAATTCCTATTTCTTCATTTGTTAAGTGTACTGTGTCGCTTATAAAAACGTCAGTAAAAAGTGGCATACTTGGAAGTTTGCTCATGTTTTATTCTCCTTGTTTGTTTTTGTGTAACATTTATTTTTATATCCGTTAACATATTTTTCCAATAATAATTATTTTCAACGCAAATTAAAAATAATCTTTTTTCTTCTGGTGTGAATTGGCTAATAGTTCGTTGTTCTCGTAAAGACCAATAGATATTAATCATTTGGTTGGGGTAAGAACTTTTCAAACTTAAGGAGAATAAAAAACTTACCCCAATAGGAAGAATAATAGAAAAAATTAGTCATCATTTGACTTTGCTTTTTTCAGTAATTCTTCCAAGGATTTATTCAGTTTTTCTAAAGATGTCAAGGTTGCTCCATTACTTCCATTAAGCCAACGATAAAAAGTTGACTTTGGCATATTAGCATGGTCACACAAGACAGCTAAATTTATCCCACTTTTCTGCGCTTTTTCATACAATTCAAACGGATTTAAAATACTCACAACGTTGGGTATAAATATTTTTTGCATTAATGCAATTATTTATTTGACAATATAGTTGCAAATATGCTACTGCTATCTGTATAAACTTAAGGAGCAAAATTATGAATATATTAAATGTACAAAAAGACTTGGACGGCTTTGGAGCTGGTACTTGTTTACAAGGAGAATATACAACAACGTTCTCTAAACTAATTGAAGTATTTGGTGATCCTACAATGTATGGCGAAAACGGAGATAAAGTTGACGCTGAATGGGTTTTGAATTTTGAATTAGATAATGACGAAACTTATGTTGTTACTGTTTACAATTGGAAAACTGATGGTGTTCCACAAGGCGAATACAATTGGCATATTGGCGGTAAAAACAAAATGGCGATTGATTTATTTGCGCAATATATGGAGGGTAAATAATGGAAACAGATAAATTATTAGAAGTGTTAAAAGAAAAAAAAGCAATCAAAGATTTTAAAATGGCTGATTGGAATGAACATTTAAAAAATAAATCTACAGTTAAAATTACTTTAAACAATGATGATACTTTGGCATTGGATTATTATGGTAATATTGTAATGCAAAGTTTTAAAAAACGAGGAGAATAAAAATGGATTTAGACGCTAATTGGATTGTAAAAAGATTGCGTATTGCAGTTGAAATCAGTGAAGAAAACAGAACAGAAAATGATTTGTTAAAAGGCAAATGGGTTCCTATTGAACTAATAAAAAATATTATTAGTGATTATGACAAAGCATGGGAAAAAATGGCTGAAGAACATTACGAAGATGTTAAGGGAAAGGAGGTAAAAGATGAAACGAAGTTATAAATTTACTTTGTTGCGAACTGATGGCTCTAGTAAAACTTATGTTTACGACAGCAGACCAACATTTAAAGATTTGTATCCTTTGATCAATACGGACATTATTGAAATTGTTGGCTGTTACAAAGACAACAAAACTAAAACAATGTTGATTGACGAAGAGGGCAGATTAAAACAAAACCCTGTTGTTAATCCAAACGCAACCAAATTTTTTGTTGATTGGTTAAACAAAGAAAACAGAGCAACGCCAATACCAAATATTGTTGGTAATGCGATTGTTTGCGAAAATTTTAAAGTCCTATGAGGATTTTAATATTTCTTTTACTTTTGACTTCTTGCTCCTACAATCCTGTAATTGATAGTAGGGGCAAAAGTTCTGCAAATATAGACGGAACGGCTGAACGTATGCATGACGACCTCTATACTTGTAAAGATATAGCTGACGATAATACTAACGCTTTTGTAAATGGCTCTAGAGTTGTTTATAATTCATTACGTTGGCGTGTTCTTTGGTTAAGTCCAAAATTACCAACAAAAAAAGACATGATTGATAAATGTCTTGAGGGTAGGGGTTATAATGTTTTATCCAAAGACTAATTGCAATACTGCAAATAAAATGTATAGTCAGAAAAAAAAGGAGAATATCTATGGCACAAGCAGTAATTAGACAAATATATGATAACAGCGATGATTCTGGAGATAATTTTGGAATCATTTTTGAGGGTGGTCAAAAAAAAGTTTATGTAAGACATGAAAACTTACGACACTTAAAAGCTGGTGACGAAATTACTTATGACATAATTAAGTCTGCAGAAAAATATGATTCTGGGGCTGGGGTTAAACTTGTGAATAATGGGGGTAATGGACAATCTTCTGTAAGAAATACAAATTATTCCGCAGATACATCACAAGTTGCTAGAACAGATTCCTATGAAGATAATTTTGTAATGGGTTTTTGTAGAGGTTTAGCAGAGTCCAATCAAATAGGAATAGGAGATATAACAAATGGAACTTTGCTAAAAGACTTACGAAAAGCTTGGCGTGAATCAAAATAGAAATACACGACCAATTGTTAAAGATCGTAAGTATCTTGAGTGGGTTTGTAACAAAGAATGTTATGTTTGTGAGCTCCTTAATGTACCACAAAAAATGCCCACTCAAGCACATCATTTACAAGGTAAATATAGAATAGGAGCTATGATAAAAGATGACAGCACAGTTGTTCCATTGTGTTACACACACCACCATGAGTTGACTTTTATGTTTGGCGAAAGAAAATTTTGGGAAAAACTAAAAATTGATCCATGGGATAAATCAAAAAACTTAAGGAGAGAATATGAACAATCTAAAGAAGTTTGGTATTGAAAGTTTATCTTACAGTTCACTTACCAGCTTTCACTACAATAGAGCAAATTGGATTTTAGAAAAATTATTGAATTATAAATTTCCTTATAGTCCAAGCGCTATAAGAGGTTTTGCTGTTGAGAAAGCCGTTGAGCAATTTTATATTCATGACAAAAGTCCGTTACAATGCGCATTGGATTATTATGATAAAAAAATTGAAGAAGAGGCAGAGCAATACGGATTTGATAATGATGAAGATGAATTAAAATATACAAAGTCTGTAAAAAAAGAAAGAGGAGTCATTGAAAAGATAGTTGCTCCTACTTTGATGAAACTTGAGGAACAATTACAAAAACCAACATTATTGACAACCCAAAAAAAAATAGAGTGTGAAATTGCTGGTTTAAAATTTATTGGATATATTGACTTTCATTTTTATTCAATGGACACAGATATTATTGTTGATCTCAAAACAGCAAATCAAAAAACAAGTGTTAAGCATAGCCACCAAATGCAACAATCAATATATTGGCATGCTACAAAAATGAATCCAGCTTTGTTGTATACATATCCTACTGGCACATATTATAAAAAATTGAGCAATATGCAAAACTATTTTAAAATGGTAGAACAAATGGCAATTGCTATGGACAGGTTTCTTGGTATGGTTGAGTCCACACAGGAAATAATTGCTTTGACTAAACCAGACTTTGATCATTGGAGTTGGAATAGTCAAACAAAAGACGCAAGAAAGGAGGTTTTTGGAATATGAAACCAAAACTGAAACTTATAACTTTTAGAGATAACTTTGACGATTTACAATTCAAAGCGATTGAAGAAGCAATTAAACTGGAGTGTAAACAAAGACGTCAACAAGGTTTGGGCAAAAGAGCAAAGTATCTTTGGGCAAACATTTACAATATGAAAGACAACAAGGAGAGCAAATGACACAAAACGAACAAATCCTCAAACATTTACAAAGTGGTAAAACGTTAAGCCCATTAGACGCTTTAAAAAAGTTTGGCTGTATGAGGTTAGGCGCAAGAGTTTTTAACCTTAAACAAGAAGGACATGACATAGAAACGTCATTTAAAACGCAAAATGGTAAAACTTTTGCTGTCTACAAGTTAAAAAACCAATAAATCAATATAAACCCTTTAAATTTACGTTCTAAAGGGTTTTTTTATGTCTAGAGTACAAACATATACCAACATACTCATAAATGATTCAGTAAGCGTTTATAGAACAATTTTTTCAATCTTTTTTATGACACCAAGAGGTATGATGTTCCTGTCGCCAAAATAACCGTCATTTGAGTAACTCGCAAAAGTGTAAAGGTAATTTTTATCTTTTTTGTATATAAATGCGATTGTAACAATCGTTGCGCATTTCATTTTATTAAATTCTTCAACAGAACTTATGCCAGAGTCACCGACTATATCTTGCCAAGTTATTGAGTGTAAAAAGTATGATTTAGAATCAACGTTTATTTTTACGTTTTTTCTTTTTTCTTTTTGCATTTTTTCGTCTACGAGGTTTTTGTTTCCCAACAAGCTCTGAAATCGTTGACGTAGTTGTGTACCCACTCATTTTTTCTTTTTGCGTTTTTTGTGATCTGAGTCTTTCATCAAGCTCCCATCAGGCATATAATGAAAACCTTTGGGAGCTTTCTTTTTTTTCTTCCTTTTAGCCATTATTTTTTCTTTTTCTTTTTCTTTTTCATAATTGCTTTTTGTAATCCTTTTGGAAGTTTCTTTTTTTGTTTAGCGGTCATTCCGCCACCATAATGTTTTGGCATATTTCCTCCTAATGCAATATAAAGTTATGAATACCAACAGTTATAACAACAATGATAATTGCTTGTACCCACCATTTAAGCGAGATAAATTGATCCCACCATTTTTCTAATTTTTGTTTCATTTTGTAAGCCCCTTTGCTTTTTCAAACGATCTTAAACCCCCAAGACCTAACATACCAAGTACGAGAGGCATCAGTTGACCAAGGTCTAAGACAACCCAATCTATCCTAACATCAAACATTTGTAAAATCATATCGAATAAAGGTTGAAAAAGGTAAACGTATCCAATTGATAAACCAGAAATCCAACCCAAAAAAGGTCTCCAACCAGAAACAAATACAGATCTGTGTCCTGCCTCAATTTTATTTATATCAAGTTGTTTTTCTTTAAGTTTAGCGTCAATTTCTTTCATTTGTAGTTTGAGCTTTTCTTTTTCTTCCCCACTAAAATGTAAATCGTCTATGACAGTACCTACTGTTTTCAATGTATCGCCACCAAATATTTTGCCTAACATTATAACCGACCTTCCTGTTTTAATTTTTCACTTATTTTTTGCATTTTTATTCGTAAATCATCATGTTGATATTTTTTGCGCATTTCATTGATATAAGTTTTTTCTTCATAACTTGTTATTCGCTTACGACACTTTCTTAAGTCAATTTTTTCATCTTCATGCTCAATCTGTGCGCCCTCGCTGGTGTGTGTTTCTTTGCCCATACGCTGTCCAACATTTCTAAATGAGCTGTATAATAGTCTTTTTTTTGTAATGCTTCAAACATCTTCTTAAATTTCATGACTTTTGGTTTTCCTAATTGGAAACACATTTCAATCAAAATCTCAACACAATCATATGAATCAATATTATTACTTTTAGCCAAACTTACAGCGTCTTGATATGCAATTTGAAAATCATACTCAAAAACTCTTTCTAATTCTTTGACACTATATTTAACTCCTTCTTTAAATTTGTCAGTTGGCAAAACCAAATGTCCGTATCCTATGGTAGCGAAACCTAAATGATCGCGATACATTGTGTCACGAAAACCCTCGTCTTGTTTTATTTCTTCTTTGACTAAATCTAAATTCATTGTGTTCCTCCGTAACTTTCACTTAAAATTTCTATCAATGACTTTTCTTCCTTTTTTAATTCATGTTTAATTTTTTCTAAATAAACTATGCTATCCATTAGTTCCTCTTGTGTGTCATCAATCCATTGTATCAAAGGTTTATCAGCGTCAATAATTTCATTACCAAATTTTTTTATTCCAGCATTGCTGCGAACAACAAACCTATTTATTATCTTTTGAACTAGCTTGTCTTTCGCTTTCATACTTATCTTTTAACTCAATCATTGAAATAAAATTGTGACTTTGAATATGTCCGTCAGATACCATGAGCTGTGTTATACCATATGACCACCCATTTGTGTTATTTTTTGCATATTCCTCAATATGTCCATAATTCATGCAAGTTCCAACGTTCACTATTTTGACGTAATTACCTCTACCTAACTTACTTGCTCTCCATGACCTTTCTCTATGGCTATGACCAAATACTATGTCATGCGTAGCATTGTTTGATATTTGACTAGCTTCTGCCATTTTACCGCCTATTTCTCTACCCATTTCGTTCATTGGAACATGAACAAAAGCAACACCTTTTATGAAATAAAAATCGCCATATTCTGATATTCCCCAACCGCGTCTACGCCATAATGTTTCATATTGTTGTGAAAAAGCGCCAACAACCTCTCTATGTTCATTTTCATAACGATATAATCGTAACTCATGATTACCCAAACAATAATGTTTATATGGATTTATATTACCCATACCCTCATGCAGTAAATTCAAACACTCTTTTGTTGCGTTTATATCTGCAAGTATATTAGGTTTTTTTGCTCCTTTTACTGTCCAATTTTTATCAAATGTACCAACGCTATCAAATGAACAAAAATCGCCAATACAAACAACATAATCTGGGTTGTAATCTCTTATTTGTCTGCCTATCCAATAAAATCTGTCATGGTTTTCTTCTGGACTACAATGTGCGTCTGGTATTACAAATATTTTAGTTGGCTGTGAAAACGTTGTTTTTTGTGCTGGTATTCTTACTATTGGTTTTTTGTATTCTTCAATTACCAGCTGTGGCTTTACTTCTTTGTATCTGTGCCACTCAATAGTCCAATGAGAGCTTTCAAATGCAAGTTTTTCAATTTTATCTATTTTTCTTTGAAGTGACGTTCTTGGAATTCCAGTAACTTCTTCTACTACTTTTTTTGCTCCTTTGGGATTATGAGGTCCACCCTTGCCTAAAGGTGGGTATCCTTTATCTAAAGCTTCGTGTAATTTTTCTTGTATGAGCTTTAACTCATCCCACTCTTTATCATCCATTAGCCAAACATACGCAATATCCACGCCACAAACTGCGTAGCCACCATAAATCCTATTGCCCAAAGTATGTAATTTAAGCGATCTATGTCTTTTTGCATGTGTTTTAAATGATTGTTTTCTAACAAATCTAATTTGTTATATATGTGGAGGATATGCTCTTTAGTTGTTTTAGGTTGTAATTTGTTCATCTTTTAAGCACTTCATAAATAAACTAATTTCTTTTTGTTTTAACTCACTATCTACTGTTTCTACTATATCATCTATTACCATATCACAAGTTTGATAATCTGCAAAATTCACTGGCAGTTTACCACCATAAACACAAAACGGTTGTAATGATATGTTTACTATGCAAATGACAGTATAAATGTACCACATTACATACTGTTTAAAGGATTTTCCAAAGCGTTTTTTATTCGTTTATCTATTTTTTCTTCAAGCTCACTCATGGCTGATTGAATCTTATCCTCTAATTTTGTCATGTCTGACTCAATGCCCTCGATGGTATATTTTAAGTCCGAGCTATTTTCTCTTTGGTCTGTCTTAACTTGTTGCTCAACATCATTTACTATTTTTTCAATACGTCTTACATCTTGTCGTAAATCATTTTTTAACTCATTGGCAACGTCACTAACAAGTTGCACTTCTTGAATTATCATTGATATTTCTTGTGTTAACATTTCGTTTGATTGATTTAACAATTCTAAACGTTTATCAAACCCAGATAAATCTGGCGCAGAATAGCTTTGTATTTTATCTTTCATGTCAAGATAGTCTTTGTAAAACTCAAAGCCACCCCATAAACCACCGGCTAAAGTTGTTAATGCAGTAATAATGACAAATATTTTGCCACCTTTAAATTTAACTCCTGCGAATTCCATTTCTGCCATAACTACTCCAAATCCATCTGCCATTGGCTGTCAATCATATCACTCATAAGCCCATCACTACCAGCAAATAAAAAATAACTAGCAATATTATTATCACTAATGACTGTGTCTGGTAAAGTAACATCTGTAAAAAAGTCAATACGATCATTTAGTGCTTGTTGTGTTTCAAAAAAAGTCCTAGTATTTCCTAATACTTGCATAACAACCAATGTTTTAGTTTGAGAAACGTCATCATATCTTTTTTTATCATCAATTTTTTTCATAATTTTTTTAACGGCTTTTTCTTTTGATGTTGTTTTCTTTGTTATCTTACTTTCTTTACTTTCTATTTCTTTCTCTTGGTTTTCTTCTTGTTCTTGTGATTGGTTTTGTTCAGTTGATTCCTCGCTTGTTTCGTTTGTTTTTTGTTTTGTTTCTGTTGGTTGCTCCTCTTGTTTGTCTTCTACTTCTTCTATATCTTCTGTTACCGTTTCCTCAATTTCTGATTGTATCTCTGCTTCAACCTCTATTTCTATTTCGTTAATTTCTACCTCAATTTCTGCAATTTCTATTTCTTCAATCTCAATTTCAACAGAATCATAAGTTGGCTCGTCAATAACTATTGGCTCTAAATCAAAACCCTCGTCAGTTTCAATTGGTTGATTGCTTTCAAAAACATCTTCAACAACGTCAATAATATCTTCTGGAGCGTCAATATTATAAGCAATAAACATTTCAACGCTTGTTATGGATTGCTGGACAATGGTATTGATAACGTTATACAAAACGTTAACGGATACATCATCGAACAAGGGTCCAATTGCTAGATTAATATCTCTACCTCCTATTTCAATAATGATTGTTGTAATACTTCCAGAAAAATCAAAGCCACTTTCATAAGTTTGATAGCCACTATTTGTGCCACTAGCACTTAATATATCTGTGCCACTAAATACGTTTGTTTGCCCATTTTTGCCTGTAATGTGCATATATATTGAGTCTTCTTTATCTTGTTTATCTACTTTAATAGAATAGTTGGTACGACCACCATTTTTTATATTTAAGTCGCTTATATCAATAGTGTTTATAAATGTAGTACCCATACCCTCTACGCCCATACTAGATGTAGAGTTGCCACTACCAGTGATTTGAGCGCACTTATCAGTTCCTAAATTGTAACAGCCAGAGCCACTTGGCATATTTGCAGGTCCTTGACCTCCCCAATCAATGTCCATATCGCCCTCTTTTGAACTGACAACATAATCGTTATCGCCATCAAGCAAATCGTTTGAATCTTCGTTAGTTACAGTTGTTGTGGTAGTTGTTGTTTCTGTCGTAGTTGTGATTGTTATTCCGTCAGCTCCATACTCAATGTCTTCTGTAATTACTTCATCAATTATTTCTTCAACAGTTGGAGTACAAAGTCCAATAGTATCTGTTGAGCAATCAACAGCTTTACTAGAAAAAGATATTAATACCGGAATAAAGAGCCAAAGCAGAAAATATAAATTTATAAAATTCATTGTTTTTAGTTTCCTCAACCTTTTCTTTTATTTTTTCAATATTATCAAAAACAATACTTCCCTTTGGAACCATGTGAGGATTTTCTTCCCACCCTTGCTTTGCTTCTGTTCCAATTTTTGCGTCATAAGGACAGTAAGTACCAGCAAACCACATAGCGTCAAATACTCTATGATCTGTGCATAGTGTTGAAACTGCCGCGACTTTCATACCCATACCATAAAGACTACGAGCAAGTTTAATCCTTTCGCAGTTTTCGTCAGTTATTGTGATACCACTTGCAATCCCAAGTATTTGAGTCTGCACGGCTCCACTCGTTGCTGTTTTACATATATCACTATTGTTAACAACCACGCTTGGAGCGTTTGCAGTGGGAGGAGCTTTGTCTGTTACTACTGTTGATGAAACTGTATTTGTGTCAGCGTATGAATAATTAAATACTATTAGGATAGTTAAAAAAAATAGGAATAAAACATTTTTCATCTTGCCGTAACAGGAACGCCCTCACTACTTACAAAAGGGTGTTTTGCAAATGCCATATAAATAA